GGCATTAGCGTCCGATATTCGACTCGCTGCAACTGGGCGTTCCATCTCCGTTGGAGATGGCCGTTCCCAGCCATAGCAAAGTCGTACAGTCCGAATGCTCCTGAACCGATCGGAACGTACGCTAGGTCTTTCAGGCCTAGCACACGCATTCTCGATTGGATGAACGTGGCCGCTCTCCAATAACACCGCATTGCGAAGTTATTATGAGTGGCGACCTGGCTCATGATCGACTCAGGTCGGGACACTTCAGGGTAGGTCATCGAATACGTTGGCGTGACGTCATGTCCGTCATACGCATCGAGACCGCATGACTCGCGGAATTTTCCTTTTCCGAAAGTCTTGTGCGGGTTAACCTTTAAACCAAGGTGACCTAGCAACCCCTGCAGCAAATCCCCACAATCGACGGGAACAATAATATCGTCCCCGAAGATCTGGACCTCCCTTGAGGCCCACCGTACTGAGGCTATGTTGATTGGCATTCCCCTTTTATTGAGGAGCGCAGCAATCGCCAGAACCGTAAATACGATGGACTGTACGGGAAAGGTACATGCAGAACCCATACACGAAAATTTCCTCAATTTGTGAAACTGAGGAGACTTTCGATCGATGGAATTTTCCACCCAGCGTGTCCTGCAGGCATGGAACGCGGTTATTAAGGAGGGAGACCTCCGAAATACCCTTTCCACAACCCAACAGGATAGCCGATCAGAAGCGGATGACAAGTCAATCGTCATCTTATTCTGAGTATGGGAAGCCTCGCGAGCCATCTCCTGATTGTAGGTTTGATCCTGAAAATGGATCGCATCCGCAACCGGGGTCGATGACAAGCGAATGACGAGAAAATCCTTGATAGCCTGCTGACACCATTGATGAGCAACAGGTTCCGCGGCAATAAGCCTTGGTCCCTTTTGCGTCTTTGGTACAGCAATCAGCTTACTAGGAGGCTCGTGCGGGGAATAAACCCCGTACTTGCCCTCGCCATTGGCAAAGTTCGCCCACTCAGCGGCATTGGCAAAGCCAAATTCGTCAAGTGGGAAGACTCTGTCAAGCTTATCCGGCCAGTTTGGAAAGTCATACTTAAACTGTGTATGACGCTGGTCGGCTACTGCTCCAGGTCCATGCTTAGTTCGCCAGACGGCGGGGTCGAACCCGCCGAGGGCACTGACGACGATGTCTGCAACCCCTTGGGCTGCGTCAAAAGCGTCAAAGTCCGGTCTGTCGAAGGAACCCTCGATATCGGTGAAGTCGTTAAGACTATCACCGAAAAGAGGAGCAGGGTGAACGTTACCAGTATCGCCAAGATGACAATACTGAAGACGCTCAATCCCGAATTCGTCGTCGTCCCAATTAAGGGTTGGCGAACGAATTTTCCGGTCTGTCTCGAAGAACTCATGAACTTGTTTCCATGTTCTTGAGTCGTCACAGGTTATAGACACCTTCTTAGCTGCATAATACAGCTGACGAAGAAATCTAATGGCCTGAACGTCGGGATCAGCCCTAAGCACCCCATTATCGTCGAAAACGCGGAGTATGAGCCCCTTGAAGAGTCTTGGGACCATACTACCTCTCTTGTACGGCCGTTGACCGGCAATACCAGATTGGATAAGGCGTTGATTGGCCAGGCACTGATCAAAGTGTTTGCCAACCTCGGGTAGGTCCAGCGTAAAAAACGCTAGGCCCCTCGAATCGACGAGTGAGAGCAAGCGAGAAACATCCCGCTCACAATCACGTCGGAGAGAGGGAATTCGCTCAGCTACATCTTCTAATATAGCTGAGTATAGTCCCTGTAGATAGGACACGTAGCTTTTCATGTATATACTCCTACAGTAAGGGGTTATTACATCTACGGATAGGTCCACCCATCTCCCTGGGGTTGAAGCCTTGGGGCGTCAGTGACGCCTTACGACTCCCATCCCAGCAGCTTGGCCGCAATGCCACCAGCTTTTACCATGTAAAAGCTCATGCCTTCGGACAAGTCGATGACGTCGGACTGGGTCTCATTTGGATCCGTACGGATCGTATAGATGACCTCAGTCAGACGACCAAGAGGCGCCGTTTCAGTCGGCTTCAGAAACCTTTGGAAAGTCACAGTGTGACGATCAAAAGCCTGAGTGCCGGCCTTCACGGAGTCTTTGCTGTGACGCACTTTCGCGCGCCACGTAACGGTGCTCTCGTCAAGGAAATATTCCGACGAGTATCCGTCTTGGTTAATCAGCGGCAAGATCTTGGCAGTTCCACCGGAACCGTCAAGAGTCACCGTCAGGGTTGAACCTAGCATAGTCTATCTACTCCTAAGTGCTATGACCCGTCAGCGCTTCATGCGCTGAATGGCCAACGCGCCTAGGATCGAGAATTGACGCCCCGAGATAAACGGGAACGTCGCCGACAGGGTACCAGCGTTTAGAGACCGTTTCTTTGTCTCTAAAATCTTCGTGCCGTATCCCCCATGAACTTCAAGTTCGAAGTTCGTGCGGGACCAGACTTCTTCCGTGCGTGTATGCGTCATAACACAGACGTTACTACACTGCACTGGGATTACATTCGTGTTCGCTTCTAAGAAGTCGCCCACGTTTGTGAACCAGTCTACCAGCCATGACCAGGGGATTGCATCCCACAACGCCTTTGGATTATGATTAAGTCCAAAGACGAGGCTTCTGGCTAGTATTCTAAGCTGTCTGTTGGAATACCGTGTACCTGGCAACGCAGTTGAGGTCCAGCGAACTGAACCCCACTTCTCCATTGAAGTGGTCTTTTCGACCCTACAACTGAGGATAATACCCAAATTTGACTCCACTGTTGAGGTGGAGCTGGTATTAACCGTTGATTTCCACATACCCGGGGCGCCGCGTCTGCGAGCAGACTCAGCGCGTTCTTTTCCTACGACACGTCGAAGGCCTCTATTCCGCACAAAGAGATTTTCTAAGTCATTGATCCTTCGATCAACTTTCTGTTGAAAATCTAGCATGCGGCGGAGGTCCGAGATCAGGGGCTGCCAACCCATTTGGTAGGAGAGTTGCAAGTTAGCTGCATCCTTAGCAGTAAGGGGTTTCCCCCTCTGCCAATGAGGCAACGACCTGGCTCTCCGTCCTATGAGTTTCAGCTTACCTATGTCCCGGATCATTCCAGGGAGGTCCTTGAGCTCGAAGAGGAAGTTGGGAATCGACACGTAGGCCCTCGAAGGATTCGAGAGAGCCTTTGTGCGGGTTGCAACTACCCCATCAGAGTCCAAGAGAATAGTCAGGTGACTAGTATTCGAGTTAAGTCCGTTGGGCATCCAATTAAGATACTCACGGACGTTACCCGACGTCAGAATCGTACCGTTTAGTGGCTGACACGAAGCCTTACTCTGGTGAGTAATGCTAAGTGTATGGTCCACTAAGTAACCGGTAGCGTCATCACATTGAGATTTAGTCCACTCCCCGATAGGGGCTTGCGGACCAAACGACGATATGAGACTCCCGTTTAACCAGCGTTTGGCAGTGCCACCGCCGGGAAACGACGAGACTGACGTTCTAGTCCTTGCTACCATTCTTTCAGGTACCCAAGTGAGGTCACGGGATGTGACGAGCTATCGCTCGAGAGCTCCGCATTGGCGGAGC